CCCGCCCTCCCCCTTTGAGAGTCATTCTCATTTGAGGTGATGAGGTTCATTATCGTTTGTTCCAGTGTGAGTTGGGGTCAATCGGCATACCATCAGCGGTACAGCCCACGACATAGCCGCTCTTCTCTTGTCGTTGCTTCGTTGAGCTATGGTGTGGGGTGCATAATGATTGCCAGTTCTTTCTATCCCAGAATAGTTTCTGAGCCTTGGCTATCTGTACTACGTTACCGGACATCAAGGCTTCTTTGAGTCGATGCGGTGCGATGTGGTCAACAACTGTAGCGGCTTCTATCCGTCCCTGTTGCTGGCACATCACACACAGGGGATTGTCACGCAAGAAAGCGGCACGAGCCTTAGCCCATCGACTACCGTATACCCTTGGCTCTTTCATCATTCGTCCAAATAGAAAAGCCACCGGCTTATAAGGCTAGTGGCTGTGTCTTTATATATACAGATAAGCTGTAATTGCAAAATCTTTTGCGTTCTATCAATAATTAAAAAACATAACTTTTGAATTAATACTTCACAATACCGACTAATGGTTCTTCATCGATCCTCATTAGTTCATTGATTCTTGATTGGACTTCACAAATATCTTTTACATCATCAAGCCACGCTTCAACTGCTGCACACATATCATTAGCAAAAATGTCTATTTGTAATTGTAACACCCCGTTATTATTATTTAGATGTATTTGCCAACCATCCCTAACTGGTGGGGTAAATCGAAAAGACATCATTCTCTTCTTTGATTCAGCATTTAATCCAGAATGTAAAAAAGAACACCTAAATAACCAACAATCATGCGCTGTAAAGTGTGTTGCAGGTAAGAAACCAAATTCATATTTCTCTTTCAAATACCGATTAAACCAATCTTGATATTTCGCACCGATCTGTCCATTTTTTGTTTTCGGATTCTCTGTTACTGCACAAATATCCGGCATGGATAGAGAAATAAATAAGGCAGCAAACCAATTTTTTTCTTGGACGGACATTCTGATAGAATCAATAAAACTCTTCATAATACTCCCCAGCACCATGATGGTATAATTAATATAAATGGCATTCTTATCTAAATCTATCCTCTTAACCACCTGTAATGTATACCATCTGATATATGTGAACCTGATTTAATCCTGTCCCGACAATCTTGTTTGACAAGACGATGTTAGAACGTTTTCATTCACAATAAAAAAACATGATGCCTCATGGCTTCTTCAAGCCTTTCTCCCAGCATTCTGTCGCCAACTAATAACCTCGTCCAACCGCCCTTTACAGATTCGCAGCTCACGTTTCAAAGCCAACGCATACAACCCGCTATCGCCCCAAGTAGTACCGACGAACTCCGGCACCTCGCATTCAGTTAATGCTGATTCTGGCGGTAGCAATACAGGACAGGTTGCTGGTGGACGTGAAGCCGCCTTATTCGCGCAAGATGTTAATGCTAGCGTCAGGCATGCGCTGAAGAGCACATTTATCATCTGACGACGCTGCCAGAAACCGCTTAAGTCGGTCTTCACTTTCATTGCGTAACTTCCTCTCGTTCTCTAACTGCCGGTCTGTAGCTATACGGTTTGCGGCATCATTAGCACCGTAAGCATCGATGATGTTACCCAGCGCAACGTTAGTAGCCTGTTCAGCCACCAGCTCCGCTTCCGTTTTTTCAACCTGATTTGAGAGATGATTACGATTGAGAAGCAGGAAAAGGAACGCAGTACCGATCAAAGCCACCAGCGCCACACGCCATTTAGTCATAGCTGTAATTCCCGCTTAGCCAGTTCAAACCGAGCCTTGCGGTCATTAATCCCGTTATTGCCGCCATTAATCAGCTGAGTGACGCGCTGAATATCATCAGTATATTGACCACAATTGCGGGATTGCCAGAACCAGGCAGCAGAACGAACGGCATTTAAATCCGTCAGTAGTTGGTCAGGGTTACTGATTAAATCCAATTTCAGCGCGGTACCACATGCCCGATAGTTATCTAAGCCGGTAATCTGAATCAAACCACGACCACGGTATTTCCAACCATCATCTACAGCTTTATTACCCATGCGGCCTGAATAGACTAGATTGGCAATGGCTCGTTGCCGATTTACGGGTACCGACTTTTCACCTGTCTGGCGACCTAACGCCGAAGCCTGATCCGCAGACAATCTTTTGCCGAAGGTCGCCAGCAAGCCGTTAATGCTGTAATTGAACGACTCCACCAGCAACGTGAAACTGGCAGATTCGTGGCCTACTTGAGCAATAAACATGGCCTGTTGCACGGAAGTGGTAATGCCAAACTCTTTCATTGCTTGGGTGATAGGCTGAATCCAACGCGTAGCAAGCTCGACGCTGATGTTAGCCGCCATTCTGAATTGATAAGGGGTCATGGTTTATACCTGAGGTTTAGTGTCGTCAGTACCGGCAATACGTTTGAGAAAGCGCCCTTCAATGGCTCGGATTGCTGATGCGCCAGACCAACCAGATAACCCAGCAACACCACCAGCTAATTCAGCAGTCCAATTTAATGAACTAGCAGCCAATAGAACTAACGCCCCAGCGAATATAGAAATGAAAAATTTCAAGATGAAAAATGACCAGCGAAACTTCTCGCCGTTAATGACTCTCCACGCGTAATTAGCGATTGTGCCAAGCGTTGTCATAAGCAAAACCAGCACAGTACCAATTATGCTGTATGTCTCCGGTTCTTTAATTGGCATCTTCATATCTCCCCCTCCCGTTCTGCGGGTTGGGCGCGTAGTTAAGGAATTTAGCCCACCAGTGCAGCCACTCATGCGGAGTAATGTGTGTGGAGTTGATTGGGTGACTGATGGGCTAAAACGAGAAAGGCCCACCGAAGTGAGCCTTAAAAGTTGGTATGTGGTGTCCGGCGCTAATCTCGGATATGTCAGACTCTCACTGCGCTACTCCGTGTATCAGGGAATGGTTTTACACTCTCCCTTGCAGGCCGTCTGCTGGAGTTTTGCCAGCCTGCACGGTCACTTCATCTCCAGTATTGCGGCGCTTTAGCATGCGCATTCACCACATTCGGCTGGATACTGTTTCACAACGATTGGATTAACCAATCCAGTACCCATGCGAATGTAGAATGCAAAAAGCCCCGGCGATTAACCGAGGCTTTAAAATTCGGGGCTGTGATAGTTAACCCTGCAACCGTATCAATGATAATGCAATCCTTGCACCAAGGTAGCTATCACAGCACTGAATAATTTACATTGCAATTATAAACAAACCTTAAACATAACTACCTTTACAGTGGGCATGACTCACAAAACCATAAATCCGTGAGCAATTAACTCAAGGGCTTGAATAGTTGCCGGTCTTTCCCGGCTGTCAGTTTTCATTGTAGATGAAATATGCTCAGTTTCTTTTGGACAGATGACCCTGGATGTCAGCCTGAGCATACTTCAAAATCAGTATACCCAATTAGAGGTAGATACATAAACAAAAAACCGCACGATGGCGAGGACTCTTTGAAGCCGGTTACGGTTCCGGCGTCAACACCTACCAATGTGCTGACCGCATACCTTTAAAATGCAAAAGGCCCACCGAAGTGAGCCCTTTCTTAAAAATTTACCAGTGCTAGTTTGATTCACTCCGTACTGTATTCCATTCAACAATACAGTTTTCAGGATCAATATCCCCACCACGATCAGCATTAAATTGCATTGCAACTTCAAATGGCAAATTAATCGCAGTACCAGAATCCCTTATCGAAATAATTTCTTCATCTGTGAGCTTGGAGCCTTTTACCCTTTGTGCTTCGGCTAGAAGCAATTGCAACTTTGGGATAAAAACTATCATCACACTTCCCTGCACCCTAAAATTTATGTCGAATAGATATACTAGATAAGCGCTACTGAACAACCAGCTCTTATCACAATAGTGGGTAAAATTCGTAACGAATAGCTTTTTATATGTTTTTTTATTCGTCCATGCTTACTCTGACACGCATTGTAAGTCAGCTCATAGCAGACCTGACAGCAATTCAGACAGCCCCCTCCGTGCCATGAGCGGACATTGCTGACATCACAATATGTTAATCAATCGGGAACAGGTCCGCTAGTTGGTGATGGGAGTGGGTTATCAAAAGTTATCGCCCGCCATCACCGCTAGCGAGGATTCTTGAGTGTACGCGCTCTAAGTTACTGCTGTTTCAATATGTTATATAGTCAAAATGTACTTCTCTGATTTTGCCCATTGAAGCGTTGTTGAGGTGGTTATGAATGTTTCGTCACCAAATGAATTTGGGTTTTCATCTCAAATGAAAAGTAACTAATAGATCATAAATATATTTTTTCCTTAAAGTCTTATAAATTCATCTCTGTACTTATTAACTCAAGGGTATTATATGTCCGATGACGAAAAAAAAAGAAAACGCTTGACTGCTGCTGAAAAAAAAGAACGCGCTGATTTTGCTGAGAGAGAGACTCGCACAAAAGAATGGATATCAGACCAGATTTCTCGCGCAAGTAAACTGCGCTCTAAAGATAAAGAATTCTATGGTCTTGAAAGAGAGTTCATGCACTTACAGAGGAAAATGCTTCAAGATTTTGAAATATCGAAAGATATTAAGCACCCAAGAGATGTCGGTACGGTCAGAGAGGAACTTTTAAGATGTTTTTTCAATGATAATAAGCTGTTACCGCAGAGCTATGCCATCTCAAAATCAAGCGTCCGTGTAGCTTCAACATCGGGACATCTCAGTAATGAGATCGACATTCTTTTTTATGATGCCTTCAATTCATTTTCGCTTATGCAGCGACAGGAAGTTTTTGAGGTTTTACCTGTGGAGTATTGTTATGGTGCTATTCAGGTTAAGTCAAAGCTAACAAAAAAAGAACTGAAAAGTGCTTTTGAAAATATCCGCTCATTCAAAAAATTAAAGAGAGATGGTATAAATCAGAACATACTTATACATTCAGAGGAGAGAGTTCAGACTAATGGTTTTGGCATTATCTTCGCATATGATACTGATATGGATTGGATGGATATAGTACAAGAAATAAAAACTCACTCGCAGAATTTTGAAAAAACCGTTCTTCCCAATGCAATATTCATTCTTTCAAAAGGTTTTTTCATGTTTGGTGGTGATGACTATGCAAGCGTTTATAATTCTGATATTGAGGGGTTTTCTGACATCAAGCCTCATGGATATCCAGATCGGGAGAGTGTTTGTCTATACCAACTTTATGATATTACATTTAATTTGCTGTGTAGCACTAAGGTCCAAAAGGTATTGCCTCAGCAATACTTTAGGCTACCATTGACTGCTGGCGATTATTCTTATGAATATAGCTTTGGTCATTTTTCAGAGCTTGGGATGTGTGAGAAGCATGGAGATTATGTGAAAACTTATACACCTGAAAAGTTAGAAAAAATAATTTCCTGGTGTCAAAATGTTAAACCAATAAACTGGATTAAAGCCACTCATTTAGCCTATGGCCAGCCTGGTGATGACATCGAAGCCTATGAAAGACAGCCTGGTGATGTGAGGATTTATAATCCTAATGATTTGCCTTTAAGTGATATTTTGTTAGTGGATAAAATAATGGGAAAAGATGGGGAAGAGTCTGTTGTGAAAGCTCTTGCCTTCGACTCGATTAAAACTTGCGGATTAAATATTTACATCCCTTATTATTATTTAATAACTGAAGAATTGATTCAAGGTTGTAAGGAGTGCAGTAAAAGTGCTGCAAAGAAATGATTTAATCGAGTCAATTTAGTGTTGTGCATAGGCCGCTTTCATATGGCGAAGACTTTATGAATTCGGCCTAGGGATTAAAAACAATCAGAATAATCAAATTAAATATGAATGTAACCAACAAACATCTTAATCTCCGTTTATTCATTTAATCCTCTGTACTTAACACTGTAAGATAGTCAGCTCTTCACTCATAACCGACGCCCATATTTAGCCCCCCTTGCGACAGAACATTGTCAGCACAGCTCCGATACAGTTTTTGTACTATCAGGTTTATGCGTCCACTCATCCATTTCTAGCTTAGCGCCAGCCATAATCAAACAGGCATCTACAAAAGTCTCAGCCAGCATGAGTTTTAACCGAATTTTACCCTCTGAGCACTTATGCTTTCTGGCAATCGCTGACTTTGATATTCCCTTCTTATAATGCTGCTCAATCAGATCGTACTCTTCGCCGCGCCCTGCCTTTTTTAATCGGCCGATAGCAGCATCGACTAGCAATCCGTCATTATCACAGCAAGACAATCGTGCTTTCGAGGTACTTGGCAAAAGCCCTTTGAAGCCAGCGGCAATAGGGGAATAGCCAACGCCACTATCTTCATTAGCAGCCCAGCCGCCCCAGCGTTCCAGAACTAACTGAATATCTCTCATGCTAAAGCCCCTGTACCGATTGACCGATCCATAAAACGAAATAGCAGAACTATCTGGCTACCGTGCTGCTCTTCCCACGCTCGCTGGTTGTCATGCAATTTGTCATGACAGGTACGGCACAAGGGAAAGGTGAACAGGTCATGCGCCTTGGTTGCCATGCCGCCCTGCCCGTGTCCGATGATATGGTGAGGGTCGCAATCACCATTGCCACAACCGCAGCAAGGCTGTGATTTCACCCATTGCAGATACTTCCGGTTCTCCCAGCGCCGCAGTTTTGGCCTGAGCATAAAACCTGCTGGTGGCTCGGCATCAACCTTTAGAGCCAAAGCGGGTTTTACTGCTATTTCCGTTGGTGGCTTGGCTTTCGTCACTTTCTTGGCAACCACCTCTTGTGGTGCAGGTGCCCAGGTAATATCACTCTCTTTTGTGCCGCCAGTTTCGATCACTGCTGCTGGCATACGCAGAGAAGAACGGGCAATAGCATCCGGCAACAGGTCGTAAACCTCGTTAACCACCGCCCACCAACACAGCTCCGGCAATGTCAGTTGGTGGCCCTCAGGAAAACGAAAGTAGCCGCGAACGGTTTCTACCATCCAAGCGACGAGATTATTGGTCGCCAGTTGATTTAGGCGAGGAAGTGTCTGCTCTCTCAGCTTATTGTCGTGATGCCAGCACAGACGAATTGACCGTTGGTTATAACGCAAGGTGGTGAGATTGCGGTCATGGCTATCATCCGAATCATGCCACTGGCACTCTTTCAGCCGTTCAACCCATGCCTCAAGCACACGCGGGCCACCAGCAGCATTGATAACCCGCTCATGTTCAAAGAAGGGTAACAATCGCGGATCATTGGCTAGCTGTTGATTGGCGACAGGCAACGCGCCAGCAGGCAGCAATTTAAACTCATCCGGTTCAGTGGCCACCAGCAAGCGGCCTGACATATACGGCAATAAATCTGCACCTGGCTTCAATATCACCACGCCCAGCTCACGCTGAATAAATGGGGTTAATAGCGCCCTCACACAGCCACCTTCTGTTTCATGTATCGCTGTACTTCATGCCCAATCCACATGCCGACGTGTCGAGATACACCGTTTCCGATTTGTCGGTAAGCAGACGTTTGTGACACGGGAAAAACAAAATCATCTTTTAGCCCCTGAAGCCGGGCATATTCCCTGACTGAATAGGGTCTGACTCCAAGTGGAAACCGCCTGTCAGCTACCAGACGGGTAGATTTGTCTTTCGCATAGTGAGCGACACATGTCGGTGCGATATCACCCTTGCTTGGGTCAGAAATAATAGGGAGGTCACGGTAAGCACCATTCATACGTGCGGCTATTGCAGACGGCAGGGTTACATCCGGGTCAGTCTCCAATATTTCCGCAAGAGTAATTCGCGTCGTGTTCTCTGGCGGTCGAATTGCAAAGCTTCTCTTGGTGCCGATAATGATCAGCCGGTCTCGTCGTTGTGGCAGCCATATCTCAGACTTAATAGGGCAGAACACAGTGACGTAGTAGTCGGGCATCTTTGTCATGGCCTCTACAACAATCGGGAACGCTCTCATTCCTGGGACGTTTTCGACAGCATAGAATTCTGGACGGGCAATGGCCAAGTGACGGAGTGCATGCAGAAAAAGCTCATCACCAGTACGCACACCGTGGATGTCGCCTATAGTCGAGTATTTAGTACATGGGTAGGTGAATACCATTCCGTCGCATGAGTCTTGCTCGAGTACCAGTTCGTTGGCGATATCGCATTGCTTAATGTGATCGCCGTGATTTGCCCGGTATGTTTCGCATGCGTCAGAGTCCATTTCAAACGCTTGACTGATTATCAATCCTGCATCGATAAGACCAGAATCCATTAATCCCGCGCCGCAAAAGTAGCTATTTACCGTTATCATGCCACTGCCTCCCCACTCACGCGCTGGCTGCATTCTTTCCAGATGGCATTCCATTTAATTACGCCGAAATCACCTTTAGCCCCACGGACACCCGCATTGCTGGCTTTCTTGATAACCATGGTTTCGAGGGCGCTTGGATTGCGAACAGGTAACCCGCTGCCAATAAAACGCTTATAGGCTTTATCACGCTCAGTGGTGTCACCAGTAAGCAACTCTCCGTTGGCTTTTACCCATTTACCGTCTTTGCGTGTTGGACGCCCCGCCCCATGCCAACGGTTAGCTCCTTCGAGATAGCCAGGGAATTTGGTTGGTTGGAAAAGTGTTGTTGGCCGTAAATATTCAGCCATGTCCAGATCTGCGGCCCACTTAGCGTGAAGGTAATCAACCGTAAGTTTCAGCTCTGCAACAGTGAACTGTTCTTTTAGCCGGGCGCGGATATTCTCCAGCGATGACTTGCTGGTCTGGTACCGAGAGCCTGTAATCAGGTTTAGGTGTTTTAAGACTTCTTTGGCCTGATCAGTAATTTCGACTTCGGGGTCGGTCGCCATCGGCGGCTGACAAGTAGGTTTTATACTTGATGGATCTAGTGTTGAATTTACTGACGGATCGCCCCCAGATTCTGGCGGGTCAAAAGTGCCATTATTGCCAGATTCTGACCCGTCGAATTTTGAGCCGTCAGATTTTGACCCATCAGGTTTTGATGTATCAGATTCTGACGCATGAGCAGCAGCCTTAAGTTTGGCAACATTCAACTGATAAACATTACTGGCGTTGCGATTACCGGCGCGGCGGGCTTTCTTGCTTAACCAACCATCCGATTCCAGATCAGCCAAAGCAGTACGAACAGTGCTTTCGCCCGCACCGATCTGGCGGGCAATCGTCGTCACTGACGGCCAGCACACACCCTCATCATTAGAGAAATCAGCAAGACGGGCCATAATCGCCACCTTTGATATCTTCATACCAGCAGCCGCACAGCCGTCCCATACATAACTGGATAGCTTTACGCTCATACATCCACCTTGGAAAACTCAGCCCTGAACCGTCTTATAGGCTTTGATAACTCGCCATGCTCATAACCATCACGCAGGTAAATAACCTCGCCTGTGGTGCTGTCATAGCGAATGACGTGAATACGGACGCCGCGTTTATCGTTGTAATAACGATCAAGTAATTGAATTGGGTTTGTTGTAGTTGAGCCAGGGTTAGTCATACGCCGCCCCACTTACGGCGAACCGCACCCACAATTCCATTAGTTCTGCTGTGGTTGCACGGTACCCACCGGCCCTTTATCATTCGTTCATACCGGAACGGACTGACACAAACGCAACGCAGTTGCGGGATGAATCGTTTAGCAGTTACAATGTTCATGCGTTAATTACTCCACACGTTTAGTTAATGCACCCGACGCCTCTGTGCCGCACACGGAGGCGTCACCCCATAACATCTCTGATACAACAATAATTTCTGCAATAATCGACTGTGCTCTATACCCCTTAGCTTTCAGCCTCTTGCTCTCATCCCGATCTAAAACACCGTCTGCTGTGAACTGATTATGTGCACGACCAAAATCACCCAGAGCTGATAGCAGCTCGTTAAACTTGATAAGCAACTCCTCGTTACCTGTCTCATCAACCTGCGGCAACTTCACGAACACACCACCAGCACGTTTGCACATAGCTTCAGTAATGTCGGAACGGCCAGAGATTGATTCCATCTCTACAGCCATCCCAAATGGCACCACTTGCCCGGCTAACTGGCGAACGCGGTTACGTAGTGCATTCTCAGTACCGGACAGTGGGCATAACTGTTTAGCCATGGCGTCATACTTGCCAGGTGTTTGAGTGATCAACTGGTGTATCGCGTCGCTAATGTCTGGTTGAGTTGGAAAGTCTTTGTTATCCACAATGTTTCTCTCTCTTTGGTGGTGATACCGATCAAATAAATTGGTTAAGCTGCATCTGTCTGCGGCATACCATCACGAGGATTTGGATAAATATCCGGGCGCAACTCATGAGGTGTTACTACCCACTTTCCCATTGCGCAGAGTTGGATTACCCGATCTGCGGGCACTTGGTCATTGATAATCCAATTAGCGACAGACTGAACAGATTTGAACTCAAAAGCCCGAGAGACACTGGACAATGAGCCAACAGCCCTAATTGCCCGATCAGTGATGTTTTTGCATTTACTGGACATTATGCCCTCCTATAGTTTCCACAAAAGGGATGATGCTACTTAAAGTAGCTAAAATCAACAACCAAAAATAGAAATGACTAATATTAGTAGCGGTTGTAATCTTCTACTCATGGTAGAAAATGAAACTAAATACGATGATTTTGCGGCACGTCTGAACTCACTGATGAACAAGCATGAGATCAGCGTCAGTAGCCTGGCAAAGCTAAGTGGTGTCTCTTATGAGATGGCGCGGCGCTATACCTTGGGTACAGCAAAACCGCGAGATGAGAAGATGCTGAAAATTGCGGCTCACTTGAACGTCTCTCCAGCGTTCCTAGACTATGGAACCATGACTGGGGGAGATACGGAAGCTGACTCGAAGGTTGTAAAATTAAGGCAACTTGAGGTTTTCGCCTCAGCGGGCCATGGCTATATCAACAACGACTTTCCAGCCGTGATAAGCTCCATCGAAATACCTGAAGATAAGATATATGAACTATTTGGCCGTAAGTCATTGGATGGAATACATTTAATGAACGTTGATGGTGATAGCATGATGCCAACACTTCACCCGCGCGATTTACTGTTTATTGATACAAAGATAGATCACTTCAATGGTGATGGTGTTTATGTGTTCAATTTTGAAGACTCAACATTCGTCAAGCGACTACAAAAAGTAAAAGGTAGACGATTATCAGTTCTTTCTGACAACGATAAATCCCCGCCATTTTTCATTGAAGCCAATGAAATGAATGAACTTTATTTTTTCGGTAAACTTATAAAGCATTTACCTCTCAAATTTAACGACTTCTCTTAAAATTGCCCATTCTCAAATAAATACCGGCTTATGCCGGTTTTTTTATGCCTAAAAATCAGATAGTAAGCATATCTTCATTGATAATTTATAATATTTCTACTTTTTGTAGTTGATTTTAACTACTTTAAGTAGCATTATTTAATCCATCAACAGCGAACAGGCAGGACGCCCACGAAGTAGCCGCCCGAGGCGAATGAAGATCGGGATGATTCGCTCAGATGACTTTCAGTAAGGGGTTTAGGTGATGCAGATTGACGACGACAAGATTTGCAAAATGTTCAAGGTACCGGCTGAGGCAATCAGCACTATCGATGGGCAGAAAAAGGGCAATGCCGGGAAGAAATTTGAGCTTTTAGTAAACGGCGCTCCGGTATCGTTCCTGAATACGGAAAATGCAGTCGCGGCCGATTATCTATTCTTCCTTGATGGTGTCATCAAGGCCGTTATGAATGACAGAGATAGCCTCGAAAGAGAGGCCAACAAAAGTGGTCGCACGATTAACGGCCATGGATTTAGCGGCATCGGATCAGTAAGCATCCCAGAGGTCACGAATAAATAAATCGACCTTGATCCATGATGCTCGTCCAACGGTTTTTATGATGTGGTTTGCAGTGCTATCGCTGATTTCAATATCCCACTCGTCATAGCTTTTGTTGGGATACTCATCAGTAAAAGTCAGAAAAATACCATGCCGAATATCAGCATCAGATAGGCCACATCCAGAATTGATCAGGCATTGAGTTAAAACGTCTGAGCGCTTCATTAAGATTCCTTCTTGGTTGTGTGAGAACTCCCAAGATACCACCGCCGCCTGAGGTGGAGAAGTAAACAGGCACACAATCGCATGAGCATTACACCGGATATATGGACAGCAGCTGTGTTACCACCGCTGGCGGCAAGGTAGTTAGGTCGCAGAGCCTGCGTAACGGCCCACGCGTCGTAAGGTGGTCAAATGTAGTACTCAGCCGATTGTGGTTTGCCAAAGAGCTAGCCTGCGCAATTGCAACAGCCGGAGATAAGCGCCGGAAATCACAACCTTGTTACATTGCTGTGCTGTGTCTTTAGCGGCTGCGCCTGCCAACACCAGTTATGGCCAGCCGCACTTTTTACACACAGAGAAGTGCTCCGGACGGGTTTTTCCTTTAAACCTGTACAGTATAAAGCCCCCGGATCGGTGTTCTTCTCTGTGTGTGGAGCAACTAAACGCGGCAGGTGCCGCTTAATGAGAGGTAGCCAAAATGAGTGAACGCCAAACTGATGTAGCAACGTTTATTAGTGATTTGGACGGCGGTGTATTTGAACAGAAATACGGTGCCATTTTAAGTGATGTTGCCCTAAGTGTTAATAACACCAGTAAAAAAGGCAAAGTTAACATCGAAATTGAATTCTCAGCCCTCGATGAAAACCGTGTCACCCTTTCTCATAAACTGAAATTTACCGCCCCAACAATGCGGGGCAACCGTTCAGAAGAAAATACGACATCTACATCGATGTATGTCAATAAAGGTGGTCGGCTTTCTTTATTCAAAGAAGATCAGGGGCAACTATTCACACCTCAAGGTGAAATGGACGGTAAATTAAAGAACCCTAATTAATTATTCACTCTTCCAAAAATCTATTTATATATTTCAAAGGAAATAATATGTCTCAATTAGATGGTTCAGCAATCGCGCAAATTAAAGATTTAACTTTATCCGCTTTATTCACTAAAGGCTTAGAGTCAACTGACTGTCCGGTATCTGTTTTACCAAATAATGTAGACGTGGAAAGTCTGGAACGTTTCTATGAGAATCGCTACCGTTTTCGCGGCAAAATGGAAACCACCAGTATTGATGATTTCGTAAAATATTCATCTGAATACTCCGGCCCCGGCGTTCGTTGCTTCATTGATGCCGATAGCATGCAAGCCGTAAGTATTTTCAACCTTGGCACTCTAGTTTCACCGGGTCATGCTGATAACACTGGTGTTGTAGTTCTTAAGAAAACAGCCCCATTCACTGGACTGCTTAACATTAACGACCGCCAACAGAGCCAGAAAGGATTAGCTGAATGGCTGGAAGATAACCGTGAGTTCCTTACCGCCTTTTCCCCTGATGGGGAGGTAATGAGTGCAGTGCAGGCTGTAAACGGCGTTCGTCGTATCACCATTGAATCCCTATCCTCTTCTGATCACGAAGAGAATGATTTCAGCGGTAAGCGCTCACTGATGGAAAGTGTGGAAGCCAAGAGCAAAGATGTTATGCCAGCCGCATTTGAATTTAAATGCGTACCTTATGAAGGGCTAGGTGAGCGTCGATTCAGATTGCGTTACAGCATTATTACCAGTGATAAACCGATATTAGTATTGCGGATCGTACAATTGGAAGCTGTAGAAGAACAAATTGCAGCTGAATTCCGCGATCTGCTTACCGATAAATTTAAAGACGTCGAAGTTGAAATGTTTATCGGTAAATTCAAAGCGTAATTAATTAAACCTTAATTTAATAGTATCACTTCAAATATCCCAGCAATGGGGTATTTGGCGGGGTATTACCTAAAAACCGTGTGGAGTATATTTATGACTTGTATTACTACTTATTCAGGGTTGACCTTTAATTATTTGAATCCTATCCCAAGCAGTATTAGCGATAAAGATATTATTCAAGGCTTATCCAATGACTGCCGTTTTGCTGGGCAATTACCAGTATTCTATTCCGTAGCTCAACACTGCTGGTTAATGAGTCAAATTGTACCAGAAGAATTCGCTCTTGAAGCCTTATTGCATGATGCAAGCGAGGCATATTGCAGAGATATTCCCTCCCCTCTTAAACGCCTACTACCTGATTACAAAGTTATTGAGCATCGAATCGATATGGCCATTCGTGAAAAGTTTGGGCTTCCTGCAGAAAAGTCAGAAGTCGTCCATTACTGCGATCTGGTCATGCTGGCAACCGAACGCCAAGAACTAGACATCGATGATGGTAAGGAATGGCCGATGCTTGAGGGTATCCCTCCGGCTGACATTGCAATAGTACCAATGACGCCAAGCCAGATCCGTGTTGTATTCGCGGCACGACTCAATGAGTTAACTGCAGCCACTCAATCATGATGTACGGCCTGTTTCTACTCGTCTGCTACACATTCCAGCCGTGCCAATACGAGCCACAAGGCTACGTCTATCCGGATGATAAGAACTGTATAGCTGACATCCAACAACAGGGTTTACCACCCGAATATGAATGCCTGCCAGTAGATGGCGTTCTCTATGCGAGGAAATAGTGATGATCAAAACAATTACAGTAGCAACAGAATGATTTTAGTCACGGCCCGTGTGCGGCGGGCCTTTAAATAAATAGTGTGGAGGTTCGTATGATTAGTCTCGATTGCATCCCCATCAGTACGTATTGCCTTAATACGGGGGAGACGGTTGAAGCCATCAATAAGCGGGTTCAGCGTGGAATTTGGCGCGAGGGCAGGCAGGTTTTGAAAGTTGATGGCGTTAAAGAACGTTGGATTGATCTTACGGAGGTTTCAAAGTGGGCGAGAGGGGATCGGCAAAGCTCCCAAGGGGCATAACTGTTCGCAGCCATAAAGCTGGGCAAACAATCAATATCACCTTCACATATAAAGGGGTTAAATGCCGTGAACCCCTTTCTAACATTGAAGTGACACCCAAAAATATCAAATATGCTGAACGGCTATTGGGTGAGATTCACAACAGAATAGAACGAGGCACCTTTAATTATGCTGACCAATTTCCTCGGTCGGTACGATTAAAGGTGTTTGGTAATAATCAAAGTTCAAAACATATTAAAAAGTATCTGAATGAATACATTATAATTTGTGAAAACCGCAAATTATCACCAGCCACAATTGCCGGTTACAAGAAGTGCATGAACGCCCTATCAAGCCTACATGAAGTTTATGTCTCAGACCTTACGCCCGCTATGGTTAAAAATTGGATACAAGGCCAAAAGGTAGCACTGAAAACTATTCGCAATAGATTATCTTTCTTAGGCTCTGCAATAGATGAAGCAGTAACAGATGGTTTACTACCGGCTAATCCGGTTTCTCTTGTTTCGGCATCCCGCTATCAAGGCGAAGATGTCAGATTGGAAAGTGAGTATGTGGTTGATCCACTTTCTCCAGATGAGGTCAAAGCAATCCTATCTACAGCGATGAATGTTCAATGGGAAAACCTTTTTAGATTTGCTTTACACACTGGAATGAGAAGTTCCGAATTATGCGCGATAAGGTGGCAAGACCTCGATCTCGTAGGGAAAACAGCTCATGTAATAACGGCAAGTGTAGAGGGTGTGATCAAGGGGACTAAAACTAAAGCTGGACGAAGAAAAATAGAATTAGACTCCGAAGCATTACTGGCCATCAAGAATCAGAAACCCTATACCTTTATGCTTAATGAGTTTGTTTTTCACGATCCGAAAACGGATGAGGCTTGGGCCGGTGCTGATGCGATCAGAAAAAAAGCGTGGGTGCCAACTTTGAAAAAGGCTGGGGTCCGTTACCGAAATCCATATCAGACCAGACATACATTTGCCGCGATGCATATTAGCCAGGGCGCAAACTTGTTCTGGCTAGCGGGTCAGATGGGCCACAAAGGGCCAGAGATGTTATTCCGACATTATGGCTCATATCTGAAAGAATATGATAGACAAACAAATAGTTGCTACTTCAAAATGCCGTGATTAGACAAGGCTTCATTATGAGGCCATTGTTATAAAATAATCATTGCTAGAAGGTTCATCTATGGCTACTAATACAACCAAACTACGCTCTTTACATGTAGAAAATTTTCGTGGTTTGAATGATATTGAAATAAATTTTGGTGAAAGAATTACTATAATTTGCGGTAAAAATGGAACCTCAAAATCTACGATACTTGGCCTCGTAGCTCAAATTTTCAGTTTCAACAAAGATCTTTCTACAGTTCCGGCAACACAATTAAATGAGTACAAAACGTTAGCCGATACACCGTTTAAGTCTGCATTTAGTGAACATTTCAGAATTTCAGAACTTCATGATACCCCAGGTTCAATGTCTGTAAACTACAAAGTATATGATGGTACTGTTGATAAGAATTTAGATAATATTACTTTAGGGCTTTACTATTCAAGAGATAGAAGAAAAGCAAGAGCAGTAGTACGTGGTAACGATGGAATCCCTGATATCAACACAAGTAGAAACTTAACACATCCAGTCATATTTCTAAGTTTAAAACGGTTACTACCGATAACTTTAAGAACGACTTACTCTGAACGAAGTGTTGAATATATAGTAAAAAACTCCAATAAAATCATGGCCATGAATAATAGATTATTAATTAAGAATACATCAAAAAATATAACTGCTACGACAGGTACAATTGAATCATTAGTTGTTCATGGGGATAACTACGATCATGAGTCAGTTTCAGTAGGAGAAGATAATGTTGGCCAGATAATTCAAGCTATTTTCTCATTCAAAAGACTAAAAGAAGTATATACAGATTACCATGGAGGCATTTTATTAATTGATGAGGCAGATGCTGGCCTTTTTCCGGCAGCACAGGTAAAATTAATTGAAGTGTTAAAAAAAGCGGCCAAAGACTATAATTTACAAATAATTATGACATCACATTCCCCTCTAATTATCGAGGATATATATCACCTTAACAAAAAAGCAGAAAAAGATTATAGAACAATTTATTTAACAGATAGTTTTGGTGAAATTCAAGTAAAAAACAACTATTCTTGGCCAGAAATCAATGCTGACTTATTAGTAAAAACCATTAAAGTAAAAGATTCATTACTGTTCCCTAAAATAAATGTATATTTTGAAGATAGGGAAGCTTTTGATTTATTTAGGCAGATAATAACTGAAAACAAAGTTAAAAAAATATTAAATCCACTAAAAGACATTAACATTAGTTGTACCACTGTATTTGATTTAATGGCGCGAAAAATCCCTGAGTTTATAAATAAAAGCTTGATTGTTTTAGATGGTGATGTGCAAAAAGATAATAGTCAAAATGCAAAAAAAGCCAAAAAAGAGAAAAACCTTTGTTTACTACCGACAGTATTACCTCCTGATCAGTTAATATTTGAGTTCCTTTATAATTTAGAGCCAGAAGATCCTTATTGGGATAATAATGATGCGCATTTTACAAAAACTACATTCCTAGGAATTGCATCCGATATAATTGAAAAACTTGATCTTGGGGATGCTCCAATACAAATAAGTGAATCAGTTTCACTATTTAGAAAAAAAATAGGCGACCAAAAGAAGAATGGAGTTACTCGTGATTTATTTAAGAACTTTGTCCATCATGAAGATTTCATTGAGATTGTTAATGGATCTGTAAAATATAATCCTTATCGTTATTGGGCATCTAAAAACCCTGATAAAATAAAATCACTTAGAGAGAATGTTAAAAATAGTTTAATTTATATTTTAACTTCTGGACACGGTGCAAGTTTAGCCTCAGTTCTCGGTTACCTTGGGGATGATAGTTAACTTATTGATATATATTGATAAAATTTAATGGCCAGCTTAGCCATTTTTTGATACAATTTCGCCTCAGTCTTGAGAGGTTTCTTTATGGCGTTTAATACACCACTTCGGTATCCAGGTGGAAAAGGTAAGCTTTGTAACTTCATGAAAAAAATAATTGAAGTAAACAAACTTACTTCTCTACACTATGCAGAACCATATGCGGGTGGTGCAGGTCTAGCAATAAATTTGCTAATTCAAGGATATGCAGAAAAAGTATATCTGAATGACATTAATCGCGCCGTTTTTGCCTTTTGGAATAGTGTCCTTTATGAAACAGATGCTTTATGCACATTAATTAAAGATACTGAGATCACAATCGATGAATGGTATATCCAAAAAGATATAAGTAAGAAAAGTAATGAGCAAGAGTTACTTACTCTAGGGTTTTCAACTTTTTTTCTCAATCGTACTAATCGTTCTGGCATTTTGCAGGGAGGAGTAATAGGAGGTAAAGAACAGTCGGGGTTATGGAAATTAAATGCCCGATTTAATAAGAATGATTTAATCAAAAGAATCGAAGCAATTTCAGAGTTAAAAGCAAAGATAGTCCTATCCAACTCTGATGCTAATATATTTATTGATGAAGTTGTAGAAACTTTACCTTCAAACTCAATAACATATCTCGATCCTCCATATTATATCAAAGGTCAGGGTCTTTATGAGAATCATTATAAACATGATGATCATGTTTATATTGCAGAGAAAATTAAAAGCAATATAAAAACCCCCTGGATTGTGTCATATGACAACGTTCCTCAGATCCGAAACATGTATAAAGAATGCAAAAAAATAACATATGGTATCAATTACAGTGCACAAGATAGATACAAAGGTTCAGAAATTATGTTTTTTAGTAAAAAACTAAAGGTTCCTAAAGTTGAAAATCCTGCAAAAGTAAAATAAAGATACGCAAAGGGTACGCTACTAACTAAAAATTAATAAAGATTATTAAAATCAACACATTGAATTATTTCGGACGGGGGTTCAAATCCCCCCAGCTCCACCAAATAATGATCCGGGTATCACCAGATAAGTCCGGAGAAGTACGGAAAGCCCGCATCCCAACTAGGTTTGCGGGCTTTTTTGTGTCTGTAGTAGTCCGAGGATATCCGTCTGAAACCGGAGTCTATTGGTATACGAATTGGTATACGGTAAGATGTATACCAATAAACGTATACCAATTAAGGGAAGAACCTTGCATGGCTCGGACTACACGCCCCCTCACCCACACCGAAGTACAAAAAGCGAAAGCCATCGATAAAGACTTAACCCTCCATGATGGTGATGGTTTATTTTTGTTAGTCAAAACCACTGGCAAGAAAATTTGGCGTTTCCGCTATCAGCTTCCTAACAGTAGTAAACGCACTATGATCAGCCTCGGCGCTTACCCTGCTCTATCCCTTGCAGATGCCAGAGAGGTACGCGCAGAGAAACTAGCGATGTTAGTCCGAGGGACTGATCCCCAAGCAAGAGCAGGTGAAGAGGCTGAAAAGCTCCAGATAGCGGAGGAAAGCATTTTTGTGAATGTCGCCCGCAAATGGTTCGAGTTGAAAGAAAGCCACGTTAGCGCAGCCCACGCAAAAGATATTTGGCGTTCTATCGAAAAAGACATCCTACCCAGCATCGAAAATATTCCTGTCCAAGAACTCAAAGCACGCACACTAATTCAGGTACTAGAGCCAATCAAAGCACGTGGGGCATTAGAGACGGTTAGGCGATTGGTGCAACGTATAAACGAGATAATGATTTATGCGGTCAATGTAGGTTTGATTGATGCCAATCCAGCATCAGGTATTGGCAATGCTTTCGAACGTCCTAAGAAGCAACATATGCCTACTATACGCCCTGAAGAATTACCCAAGTTAATGCGTACTATTTCAATGAGCAATCTCTCGATACCAACCCGCTGCCTACTTGAGTGGCAATTATTGACACTAATACGCCCAGCTGAGGCATCAGCGACAGCATGGTCAGAGATTGATATCGATAAAAGAGAATGGTGTATCCCTGCCGAACGCATGAAAGCTAAACGAGATCACATAGTTCCCCTTTCAGATCAGGCATTATATATTCTTGAAATAATGCAACCTATAAGCGGAAATCGTAAGCATGCTTTTCCCAGTCGAAATGACCCAAAGAAACCGATGAACAGCCAAACAGCCAATGCTGCATTAAAACGTATCGGCTATGGCGGCAAACTGGTCGCTCATGGTTTACGTTCTATCGCTAGTACTGCTATGAATGAGGCTGGGTTTAATGCTGATGTAATTGAGGCAGCACTTGCACATAGTGACAAGAATGACGTTAGACGTGCTTATAACCGTTCGACTTATCTTGAACAACGCATAGAATTAATGAATTGGTGGGGAAGTTTCGTATATTTAAAAAAGGATTTAATTAAATGTTTAATTTAGACAGTATTATTTTTGAAAATTTCACTCAAAAATTGCATCCATATTATTTTGAAAAAGACCATATAATACTGCGTGTTTACGATATTAAGAAAACAAGAGTAGACCATAAAAAAAGGCGTATATTTAGCATTCGTTTATCTCTGGCATTCAGTTTTGAGCAGGAACTATACCGAAGTATAAAAAATCATGATACTGAAGATATGATGACAATGTTATTAATTGGAGATGATATATCTGAACATGAATTATTAAATCTACTCACTAAAGGAAACACATCATTACGTGATGTAAATAAATTAATGAAGTATGACTACATTAGTCAAATCGAAGATGAAAAAACATATAGGTATATCAATAAGAATTTTGAAAGTACAGCATCAATCCAGATATTAACATTATTTAAGGATATGGGAATAAATTACAACATATTGAAAAATCGATATTTTATAAAAAAATACTCCCATGAGATTTTCTTCAAGCTATTACTTACCAACTCATCTAGTACATATGCATTTCAGCAAGGTTATAAACACATAGAGACTAATACCCCCTTAATCTATCATATGCAACCCCCTGAGAAATTAAGTGTATCTGATGGGGATAATATAACTCATGACTTTAACTTCTCTAACTGTTATGATATTGAAATACCATTTCATGTTTTAATTGGTAAAAATGGAAGTGGGAAAACTCATTTATTATGGAGAATAGTAAAAAATCAATTAACAACATCTGATAATCCTCATACCAACAGAGAGGTTTTTAGCAGAATAATAGTTTTATCCAATACAATAAATGATGAATGTTATCGTCCATCAAGAATAACAAGAGGTAAATCTAAAAGGAATAATTACCATTTCATCTCGCTTACATCAAAAAAGCATTTCAATAACATATTCCCGAGAGGTAGAAAACTAACTTTATTATCTCTTATAGAAAAAATATCAGCACGTGATAGTCGTAGGGAAGGGAAATTTAAGCAAAGTGAACTTTTAGATCGAATTACAAAAAAAATAATACCGGACTTTAGCTTTGAGCTAAAAACAAATTTAGATAAAATTAATTTTTCTAGTTTCACCGATTTTGTAGAACGTTATGGGCTTATAAATTTAAATGCAAACTTAGACTTAATAAGCAACTCTGAAGTCGAGTACATCCAACCAGGAGATGATATTAAATTTTATAACAGTGGTGACGAGTTTACGCTCAGTTCAGGTCAGTACTCATTTTTAGTTTGCATGTTTTCGATAATATCAACTATCGAAACCAATAGTTTAATACTAATAGAGGAACCAGAAAATTATTTACACCCCAGTCTATTGACCCATTTTATTAACTCTATGACACATATTTTACGAGATACGAATTCAGTATCAATAATTAGCACTCATTCAGCACTAGTTTTAAGAGAGACACCATCAGAACAAGTAACCATTTTACTTAGAAATAATAACAAAACTAAATTTAAAAAACCTAATATTGAGACTTTTGGCTCAGATACACATCAGATAATGATAGATGTTTTTGGAGACCTATTCTCAAATGCTATATTTAGAGAGGAACTGTCTCGCATAGCTGAGAATAAGAAGATAGAAGAAATACTTAGAGATTACTCACACCTCCCTTCAGATTTAATTAATAGGATTATTATGGAGGTGAAATTAAAATGAGACGACTAACAAAACCAATTGAGATAGAAGAAATAGAAAATAGTATAGATCTACCACGCACTATAAACTCGATTCTCTCTCAAAACCATCCTATAGGTGTAGCAGATTTAAATAAAATCAAATATTATTGGCTTAGTGAATTAACGAATTATCATTATGAAATGGAGCAAAACAAACATTTACAACATAATAACCGAGTGGATTTTTCTAAATTTAAAGCTCCACTTAAATGGTTATATGAAAACCCAAGTTTAAAACGACAAACAGCGTTCATAAATAAAATCAGAAATGCATATGTAGAAAATGGAATATTATGTCCATACTGCGGTGTATCTCCCTGTAGAACGCTCGACCATTACTATAACAAAGCACTTTTACCTCAATTCTCCTTTTTACCCGAAAATCTTATTCCGTGTTGCGGTGATTGCAATAAAGACAAAGGAAGTAAAAAAGCTTTTAGTAAATGGAAAAGGATAATAAATCCTTATTACGATGATTACAATGACTTAATTCATCAAGAACCATTAATCTTAGTTATTTTCAAAGAAAACCCTCATCACAATATAGATATGAGCTATATTGTCACCCCAAACAATAAATTGGAAAAAGAAATACGGAGTCAGATAAACTACCATCTAAAATCAATAAAAATAGGGGTATTACATCAGGAAATGATATGTAATTCATTTTGGAGAAACGCTAAACAATTACGCACCTACAATACAATGCTGCTATCAGGTGATATATCAAAAAAAATTCACACAAATCTTGTAAAGAGTTTCATTGAAATAAATACAAGTCTTAACTATGACTGGGAGTATATAATAAGATACTCATTGGTTAATATAAAGCACAATGACTGGATATATAAAAGCCCCCTTGAAAAACTCCAATAAATATAAAGTCCGTACTGCTTTTACTAATTAACTAGCCGCATGAGTATAAATTTTCAATGCTGTCTAGTCGCAACCAATTAACAGCAACAATCATAAAATAACCACCTTATTATGCTAGGTATCAATAAATCGTAAGAAATTGCTGAAGCGAGCCTAACGAGAACCTTGGTACATGCTTGCGCGCAATGGTCCCCCGCCTACGCGCTCTGACTTTATCATGCACTTTTCATGCATGACATAGAGAGCCTACAAGCCCTTGTAGCGCGGTGTTTCAGCTGTTTTGATGCTGGGGTGTTGCATGCAAATTCATGCACTATATGCATGCAGTGCTCATTTTGGCAGGCTAGCCAGAGAAAAAGCCCTTAAACGGCAAGGGCGAAGTGGTGAGAGTCGGAGAAAAGTCCCCGTCTTGAGAGGTTACAGGCGGGGTGAGATTATTAATGAATTCGTGCGTTAGAACCGTAGCGATTTAATACTTTTCGTTCTGGTAGAATAACATCAGGTATTATTTCTGGCTCTTTAACCGGTGGGCGGGTAATTATTTTATCCACACTCTCAATCGATTTAAAGGTACAAGAACATTCTATATTCTGGCACTGATAATAGGCTTCTTTTGTCTGCTCAGATAAATAGCGGCTGGCACGCGTATGAGACGCATGTTTACACACAGGACAACGCATCATAATTATTGCTCCCCGGCTGGGTTTAGTTTTTCCCGTTTTACCTTTATTGCTTCAAATAACCGCGCACATTTTATCGGACTATTGTTCAGAGCAGAGTCAACATAACCCGGTTGTGGTTGTTGTAGTGTGAGTTCGGCTAATATCGATTCTTTCTCCATATCAAACGAATAAAGCCCCGCTAATGAAAGAAGAGTCGCTGTCAGTGTACCCAGTGACTTCGCCGGTGATGAGTCAGTGTAGAGTTCGTTCGCAGTTACCATGATTTTCGCTGCCCGGATGAGTTCGGGTGACAGGGTTTTCATCGCAGCAGACATTTCCAGCCTTGCATATTCCATCAACGCTACTTTATGTGTGTCTTTATAGGGTCTTGCAGAAGCACATAATTGCAGTGACGTGTAATCTTTATCCAACTCCAGCTCTTCAATCAGATGTCCAAATTCTTGTGCCAGCTCTCGCTGTGAAATCCGGCGGATATGTTCGGTTTGCAGCTCATCCGTCATTTCACCGCGCAGACTGCGAAACAATTTGCGCCAACTGCCGTCAGCCTGTTGGCTCTGGTTTTCGGCGTCGCGCTGCTTTTGCTGGCTGCGGGCAATGGACGCAATAATTTCTTCGTAGGTTTCTTCATTCTTCAGGTGTTGCGCTTTCGCCGCTTTAAAATTTTCAAGGGCGGGTGTTACTGGGTGTGGGGTTGTTTGGCTCATCTAGTTATAACTCCGTCTCAGTCAATGTGGAGTCATTTTGCAAGCTCTCACACAACGCCTCAATCAATGCCCGTTGTGCCATTTCCCATACAACACACTCTCACATCAAACTAAAAGGGCTATAAAAATAATAGTTTTATAAAAACTGTTCACTACTCTTCACCTTAGGAAAAAAGTATTAATAATCAATAAATAAAAGGGTGAACAGTTCATTTGAAACTATTCACCAAGTGTTCACTACTGTTCACTGGGTTAAAAAGAGCTTTTTCTCTGGCTAGCTTAAAAAGCAGGCAAAACCCTCACTGTTGTGCTCAACCACCACCACTCTTTTTAGAGCATTTTAATATCAATCAATGTCTTTTAATTCATTTTAGCTTTAACGACTCAGTACAAAAAAACACCCCTTCCACACATATACCCGAATACACCCACATAGACCCAGAGAGTCAAATACCGTCATTTTTACGCGTGTTTGTTGTGGGAAATCACACAACAACGGCTTGTTGCATCAGATAAAAATATTCTCACAATAGGGAGCTACCCAACTGAATCCCAGCAAACCCGGCGGTATATGGCCGGACAACAACAAGGTAGCTTTTCATGCTTGCAATGACACAACAGGCTCTATCCAATACGCCACCACCCATGGCAACACACTACCCTCGTGACCGCTTTATGCGTCTGCCGGAAGTGATTAACACCACCGCATTATCCCGCTCGACCATTTATGAACTGATTAGCCGTGACCACTTCCCCGCACAGATTTCCCTCGGCGGTAAGAACGTCGCATGGCTGGCCTCTGAGATTGAGGGCTGGATGGCAGAGCGTATTGCTAACCGTCAGGGGGTATCAGCATGATCACCCTAAAAATCGGTGAGCAATTCTTCACTCTGAATGATGGCGACGTGCAGTACATCGCTGAGGCGTTCCAGATTGCGCAGCAACAACCCGGCCTTGCTTTACCCAAGTACCGCAGCCAGCTAAACGGCGTGGTGCAAGTGATGTCGGGCAATGCGGCAGGCACGCCAGCACAGGCCAATTTCTACTCCCGTGCTCCTGCTCAGCCCAAGCCTGATATTCAAACTGATTGTTAAACCGATGACCCTCATCCCACAAAAAGGGCTTTTCTCTGGCTTGCATTTTTTGCAGGCCTTGCGTTATAGTCGCCGTGCTGTCGCAAAATCGACAGCCGGGATTTGCAGCCCGAGCAACTCAATGGCGACTCAACACGCGCCTGGCGTGTTTTTTTATGTCGTAGCTTTAGCCTACCAGTTTTTTGCGCAGTGGTTTCTACACCGCTGTCGCTATCAAGCAATGGTGGCTCAGGCGGGGCAGCCTTCGGGCTGGCCGGTATCCATTGAGGCCGGTACTGCAAACCCCGTCTGGGCGGTTCTGTCGCGTTAGCGTAGCTCAGTTAGCAAAAGTTGCGTTGTCGGTTATTTAGGCTGCTAGCAAATAGAATTGTTCCGCGGCTGACAGTCCCTCACTTTGCAGGTGTCGATATTGCCCTTTGCGTATCATATGAATTAATTCAATGCCTGCCAGTATCGTCTGCGCCCGGCGAAATGATTTAAATCCCGTCATCAGTCGGGTTCGCCGCTTTATATTTCGATGGTCCTGCTCAATCAGATTATTCAAATATTTGCTCTGCCTGATAGTGATAGTTTCATCTTCGGCTTTATCGGCATTAAGCGTCGCCAGCGCTGCTGTATTGGCTCCACTTTTATCGATAGTGACCACTTCAGGTTCATTGTGGTACCGGATGGCCTTGCGGAAGAAGCGCAACGCCGCTGCCGCATCCCGTTTGGCCGTCAACAGGAAATCGATGGTCTGGCCTGCAGTATCCACCGCGCGATAGAGATATCTCCACTGCCCTTTGATTTTGATATAGGTTTCATCCATGCGCCATCGACTGCCCACAGAGCGTTTATGCCGGCGGAAGGCCTTGTCTAACAAGGGCACCAGGCGAATAACCCAACGATGAAGCGTGGAATGGTCAACAGCAATACCGCGTTCAGCCATCATTTCTTCGATATTTCGCAGGCTCAGGGCATAAGCCAGATACCAGCGAACACATTGTACGATGATATCAACGGGGTAATGCAAGCGTTTGAAGGCGTTTCGGATCAGAGGCATGGGTAGGCAACATCTTAAAAAAA